TTTCTGCCTGAGCCTTGTCTTGAAAACCGTTGTTGTAGTTTTCGTAGCCGCGTGGCATCTGTCGCGCCCAACCAGTCTCAGGTCGCACAAGCTGCTCAACGTAGTAGTAAGTAATATCCAGCATCATCTTCTCCGTTAGTGGGGAGGGACATCCTCCCGACACAGATATAATCCCACAATCCCGTGTCGTTGTACACATTTATTTGCACAAAAGTGTAAATAATTATGTGATATTTGCAGCGTTTTCCAGAAGGCGTTTCTTGTTGTAGAGCCAGAAGACCAGCAAGTACCTGTCGCCGCCCTCGACGGCCAGCCCTCGGTGCATGTTGGTGAAGCTTGGGAAGATCAGCGCGTGACCGCTGGGCAGTGGGCTAAGCGTACCGTGTTGATGAAACTCTGTGCCACCGCCTTTGTAGCCGCCCGTATTCAGGGGAACCACCACGCTGATATCGGCACTCTCGTCGTGGTGCCAAGCGCCCTGCTGTTTCTCTTTGAGGTTGTAATTGGCTATCTGGATGCTCGATACGTCTGCACAGTCGCGCTGGTAGAGCGCCAAGAAGATTGGGTTGAGCACGTTCTGCACCACGAACCACATATTACGGTAGAGCTGTGGCGCATGTTCTCTGAGCACAATCTCAGGGATCTGCCTCAGCTCGTCCTCGGCATCGTTGGTTTCAAACGGTATCTCTTTGACCATGCTGTCGATCTCTTCGACTAGCATCTTGCAGAACTGCCGCCTGAACAGTGGCACCTTGTAAACGTCTGGAAACACCTTCTTACAGAGCTGAGAGACGGGTGTGGGCTGCATCTTATCAACCCCCATCCTAGCCCTAAACTCGGCAATAACAGGCACAGTCTTCTGTACAGCTTCATACAAAGGCTGGTTCACCATCCAATGCGACTGCATCGACAGCATGTAGTTCTTTATTTCATACATTGTACAATGGTACACAATCTTGTAAAATCCATCAATATTTGACAGAGAATCACTATGGAAATCGAAGACGAGCCAGTCGAGCAGCGCAAGCGCAAGTCGCTGGCTATCGACAAAGAGACATACGACTTATTGCGTGACATCTGCGCCAAAGAACGGCGCTCTTTGATCCACCAGTTGCAGCACTTGATTGAGGCAAAACACCAAGAGTTATTTCACGAGGACTACCTTTGAGAAACCCTTTTAAGGCCAAAGCTGTGCCTCAGTCTTACCGCCCAGTGCTTGAGGCCAGAGAGGTTATCGAGTTGTTTGGCCGACTAACCATGCACCAGCAGGCTGCTCTTATGCGCCTTATGAGCCGCAACCTGATGATCGAGGTCGATGGTGGCGCACTCATGGGCTATGACCTTGGCTATGAGGTCGAAGGCGCTATGATCGTTGCGCGTGAGGTAGAACCTGAACCGCTAGGCGAGTGAGGCAATACCGCCCAAGTTACCCCTAGTCCGCATGGCAATCTCTCTGTCCTTGTCGAGCGGCACTATCGCAGAAGAAAGCGCAAGATCAAGGTTACCCGTTGCAGGCGCTGGCTGGGTGTCTGAGAGTGGCTCAAATATAGACTCCTCCTCAGTTGGCTCAGGCATCGCTTGGCTTACTGGAGGAGGCGCTGCTTGCGGGGTTGGATCTTGAGCCGCTCTTCGGCTCTCCAGAGAATTAATTGCTTCTAATAGCCTATCTCTTTCTCGCCCTGAAGAAGCCTCTTCCTCTGCCTCAACATCTGGAGACAATGCAGTCCTGATAGCGCCTTGTGTCGTTGCAGAAAGCATTGGCGTCTGCATACGTTGTATTGTCTGGCTAACCGCGTTTAGCGCGTCTTCACGACGCTGCACACCCTCTGCAACGTCTAGCCCTTTAGCAAACGCCGCCCTTCCAACTACGCTTGGCGACATCAACATGCCTGTACGCATTGCTGCGCTCATCAAGGTGTAGCCGCTGGCTGATGGGTTCATCTTTATTTCTGCCCACACAGTAGGCAGCACGTTGGCCCTAAACTCTTTAATTCGAGCAATTTCTTCTGGGTTAAAAACCCTGTTTATGATGTCTCTATTCTTAAAAAATACATCATTGTAATTATCTACAATGGACTTTCTTGTTATTTCTCCACCCTTACCAGCAAACGCCTTGGTCATGATGCCGTCTTTAAGAAGCGTTACAAACTGAGCGTATTCATCTGCATCTAATGATTTTTGCAACTTGTCTAGAACCAGTCCCATAGACTGGTCTGGGGCAAACTTGCTATGCCCAAACAAAAGACGAGTCACTTGAACTGGGGTGTATTGATTGTTTGCTAGTTGCTCCAATATAGCGTTAGCTGCGCGTTCTTGTTTGTTTCTTCCAACACCGCGACCAATCGTAGCCATGTAGTCTGCGTATAGGCCAGTGGCTGTTTTGAGCTGGTCGAGCACCTCTTGGTCGCCGTCTATAAATCCTTTTTCAATTCCTTCATAAATAGATTCATCAAGCTTAGCCTTCATTTGAATCAAGGCGTTCTTGTCAGTTTGATTGTCAGCCTGACCTATTGCTGCTCTTAATGCTTTTTGATATCCATGTATCTCATTTAATTCTTGACCGCGAAACTTTGGATCAAGCGTTTTTTTTCTTAGCCTGCGAAGCTCAACAATTTCCCTTCTTAACGGCCCTTCAACAATCTGTCTTGGTGTTATGCCAAGGTTGGGAACTACGTCAAGCAGCTCTTGAACCACTTGGCGCACACCGTCTGGGTTCATAACAGGCTGTTGCTCAACACTCTTAACCGCATCATACAAATCGCCAGACTCTTTCTTGAGCCTTTGAGCTGCGCCCGAAACCGTTTCTTGCGCTGCCTCTGCTGCAACGCTCGGTATGTTCCCGTAAATGCCAGAGGGGTCTGCGGTGCCTGCGCCAAACTCTGCTTGCAGCTCCATTGCATCATTACGAATAGCGCCAAGTTGAGCGTCATCAAAACCACGAATCAACAAGGTTGCAGGGTCAGACGAGGGCAGGTTGCGTAGCTGATCCTCTACGCCAAGCTGCTCGGTCTGTCTGGGCGTTACGCCCTGCGGCAGCTCTGCGGTTCTTTGCCCCTGAGTAAGCGGGTATTTCGATTCTTGCAATACGTCAAAAGAAAAGCGCGGGAACATTTCATCAAATGCCGCACCCAAGTTTCTACCAGTCTTTGACGCGCCTTGTGCAACCGCTCTAACGCCGATACCAATACCTCTTGCGATGGGCGGGAGAAGCGTGTCAGCGGCCACACCAATCGCTGTAGAAGTTCCGATTTGCTCTCCGATGTCGCCAATATCGCGTTCTTTAGCGGCCACGGTTTCTGGAGTTATGTACGCCTCACCAGCTATGGTAGCCGCTTCTGTTGCGCTGTAAGCGCCAGCGCCCCTAGCGCCAGTCTCAAGCGCCGTCTTGCCCTTTCCTGCAATCCTTGTCGCTGGCAAATATCTAATTATTTCGCCCAACATCGTAACAAAATCTTGCTCAGAAGCGCCCGGCTTATTGACGTAATAGGGAATGTTGTTCCAAACGATAATTGGCAACCCGTACTTGTCAGCATACTTGCCCCCATACCTTGGATCGCCGTCAAAAGCATCATGAATTATTTCGGCTTTGCCGTAGTCATCACGAGCCATCATGCCTTTTATTCTAGGCAAAAACCCCTCAAAAAAGCCCGGCGCATCAGAACCCATGTCTGTTAGCTCTGGAAGTTGAGGGAACTCAATAGGTACGCCTTCACCGCTAATCGCTTGCCCAATAGCCGATGGTGCGCTCAATATCATGTCTACGACATCAATATCTGGCCTATCTTGCTGGGCAACTACATCTTCATCAGGCTCTGAAGCGCCCATAGGAGCGCCCTTGAAACCGTCTGGCAAACTCTGTAACGGCATAACTTATTTGAACCCTTTAATTATGTAAACGGGTTCACCCGCAATTAAAACTTTTCCTTGAGCGTCTCGGTTTATAAACACAGCCCCGTCAGGCAGCGATTTCATCCAGCCCTCTATTGCCTGATCGTCAGAGCTGTCTCCTGTAAATTTCTCAAAAATACCCGTATCCATTTGTTTGATTGAGTCATTGACTTGTTTGCTGTTGATGTAATCTCCAGAAGTCAGCGCCTCTTCTTCGGCTCGGTTGTAAGAAATCGAGTTTTCAGTCATCTTTTTGTAAACGTACAGTGCAATGTAATTTGCTTCTGGAGTTTTGCCCAAGTCTAAAATAGCCTGCCTGTAAGCTTTAAATTCCATGTCTGAAGTAGAGCCAGACCCAACTGGTCTAATCTTCGTGGCTAGAATGTTAGATATCCCAACCAATGATTCTATCTGAGCAATTGAAGGATCATCTGTGCCAAATACTTGAGTAAACAGTTGTTTAACAGGAAAAGTTATTTCCGTTAATCTGCCCGTTTCAGCGCCATCCTTTAACAACATTAACGCCCTTTCAACTTCTGGTAGCAAAGTTAACGCTTTGTCCACATAGGCGCTGTTGTTTTTAGCAATAATCTCTAATCGTTTTTTGCTGTAGCCGTCAAAATTTGTTGTTTCGCCAGTAGCCGTATTTAGCATGACGTTATAAACCTTGTCGCCTTGAACCAAAGGTCTTAACTCGGTGTATTTGCCGCCGCTAATAATCCTTTTGCCTATTAAAGACGGATCAGAAGGTATTAATTGCTGCACCGAACTTTCAAAGTAAGGGCTTTCTTTTGTAAGCCCTAAGCCCTCAATGGTTTTTTCTGCATCAGCTCTGTTTTGATAGATGGCAATAGCGCCAGCGTCTGGAACCTTCCAACCAGTCGCAGGTGCAGACACTTCAGAAAGGTTGCTTCTGTTTGCAAAAATTTCTGACTCAGTAAGCATTGGCCTAGAGCCTTCATCATAAAACACGCCGCCAACCATGATGCCGTCAGGATTGGTAACAAGAACTTCGTTTACCTTATTGTCTGCATTTTCTTTGGCCCTCAAAAGCCTGTACTCGTTGATTAAGTTTGTTGCAGAATCAGCGTCCGTCTTAGCCATCTCAAAGGCTTTCAAACCGATGGCTCGATCTTCTTGAAGACGCTTCTCTTTAAGCGCCGACTGCTCTTTACCAAACTGAGCCAGTCCCATGCCAGCAGAGCGAAATGCGCCAGTAGTTGGGTCAGCAGCAAGCATTGCACCACCAACAGTAGAGGCTAAGTCATAAAAGTTTGGACGCGATCTCTGCCCGTAAACCTGACGCAGTTGGTCTTGGTACTTGCTGAAGCTTTCATCAAAGTCTGGAACCGTGATGCCAAGGTCGTTTTGTTTGGCGGAAGACTTAGGCTGCAACGCCTCTAATTGAGATTTTAGCTCAGCAATGGGATCAGGCTCGTCAAACTGCTCCATGTCCAACGGCTTTAGGCCGGGAGCACCAGTGGTGTAATCATCAAACGGGTCTATCCCCTGAACTGGCTCTAATCTTTCCATTCTTTAACCCGCTTGTCGTTGAGGCTGTCCGTAAAAGTTGCCCAAAGCGCCTAGTGCCGCCAAGCCAGTGCCTACACCCGCCTGCAACGCAGAAGGATCAGGCGTAAAGTTGGTTTGGAACTGGGTCTGCCCTGCGGGAGCCATGTTCACGAATGGCATCAAGGCTTGGTATTGAGCCAGCGGAGCCTGTTGCGCCTGCAACAAGCCAGCGCGTTGTGCATCAAGCTGCGCCTGTCTGTTCTGTTGAGCCATTCCGCCAATGCCCTGCAACGCTGCAACGTCTTGCGCCCCAGCCTGCTGTGCCTGCCCACCAAGACCGCTCAGGAAGCTTCCATAGCCCGTCTGAGCAGCGCCAAGCTGTTGTCCTGCCTGAGCCTGCTGTTGACCTATCTGTCCGAACTGACCCGCTAGGGTGCTCGCTACACCCATGCCAGTCTGTCCTGCCATCTGACGTGCGGCTGCATCTTGCTGACCTAAGCCAGAAAGTGTTTGACCCAAGCCAGTACCAGCGGCGAATCGTTGCTGAGCCATCTGGCCTAACTGACCGCCAAGCTGTTGCTGAGCACCAAGCTGCTGCTGAGCACTCTGCTGAATAAGGTTCCCGTAGCCCGTTCCTGCTGCCAGTTTGGATTGAGCTGCCTGACCTAGCTGACCAGTCACATCACGACCCGCGCCATAGGCTTGGCCTTTCAATCCTGCCAAACCAGCCGATGCTGTTCTGGCGGCTTGTTTCTGACGCTCATCCTCTGCAATTGCAGTCTGTTGAGCCTGCTGGAAGCCCTGTGAGCGCAATGCGCCAACACCCTTTGACAAACCCCTGCCCATCGCTTCGGCTCGCTCAGCGGCGCTTAGACGCGCTCTGGAGCCGAATGCTGACTCGCCACCAGATGACACATCACGCGCATACTGCGCTAAGTCTTGTTGAGCCAAACCCTTAGTGGCGTCATCGATCATCTGCTGAACGACGGCGTCTTCGTATGGGTTTTGATATTTAGATGTGGCCTCGGCTATGTCCAGTGCGCCAGTGGTGCCACGCAACAAGCCTTCAGACTCGCCCAAACCACTGCGAAGGCGTTGAGCCTCCGTCATGCTCATGCCGACTGTGTCGGTTATGTCTCTGCCAAATTCATCGTAAGTCTTGCGGCCCTGCTGTTGAGCGCGAGCCAAGTCCATTCCAAATCTTTGGGTGTCACGCACACCTCTTCGAGATAGGTCGCTGATGTCGCCACGAAGCCGCTCTTCAGCCGCTATCGCCCTGCCTCTGCCCTGCTGCGACCCTCTTAGAGCGTCCATTAGGGCGCGATCTCGTTGGTCTAGTGAAAAGCGTGAGCCTTCACGAATAGACTCCAACGCTTGCTGTGACGCAACCGCTTGGTCGGTTAAGCCGCCCTGTAACGAGTCGATTCCCATCTGGCCTCGACGCATCGCCTCTTCAATAAACGGCTGTTGAGCGCCGACATTGGATCGAGCCAGTTGCATGGCCCTGATTTGATCTGGGCTAAACCCTGCAATCTCTTGGGGTATGACGATGGGTCGGCCCTGCTCGTCAAAGAAAGTACGCTCAGCAGCTTGAAACGCGCCCGGTATGAAGCCACCCGCGCCATCCAAACCAAACAGCAATTGCTGGGTTATCGGATCAAGGCGTGTTTCGGTCTTGGTTACGCCTGAAACAAAAGGCTGAGACGTATCGGCTGTACCGCCCTCTTGAAACTTACGAACCCTTTGCAGTTGTGCTGGCGTCAGAATGCTCATTTCTTTTTAGCCCTCTTTGGCTTGGGCTTATCCGCAAACTCGGCAAACAAGTCCATCATTTCGTACATGAGCGCGGTGCCATCGCCACGGCTTTCACCGCCATTTGGCGTGAGCGTAATGATGCCGCCATCACCCTTAGATAGATCAAAGGCTCCCGCACCACGAACCGCTTGGCCCGTCATAACAAACTCGCCGTCACTCAGCATCGCTGGCACATCGTCACTGGTTTCAGTGCCTTCGCCGTTGATGCCGCCGTTCATGCGCTCAAAGTCTTCTGTGGCTACGTTACCGCCCTTGGCGTAAGCCATTGGCATGACCATGCCGCCGTAACGCATACCCGTAGCAGCTTCTTGTTGAGGCGGCTTGCCGCCGCTCAAGGTAGGTATTGTTCCCTTTGGTAACAAACCGAATTCAACAGGGTTGGGTGCAGGCTGACCAGTGCGTCGAGCAATCTCGGCTTCAATATTGTATCGGCCAGTAGATCCCTCTTGAGTGAGCGGGGTAAGGGCTACGCCTTTTCTGTTCTTGGCTTCATCGTAAGCCAGCTTGCCAAGCAATCCTGCTGCCGCAAGACCGCCAGCGCCACCCAGAAGTCCACCAAGACCGCCGCTGCCTGTGCCTGCACCTAAACCGCCGCCAAGAAAATCGCCTAGAGCGCCATAGTTGCCTTTGCCGTCAGCTCCGCCGCCACTGATTAGGTTGCTGAAGAAGTTGCCGCTTGATGATGCTGGGTTTATGCCCGGCGTTCCTTTCATGGCTTCAATAATCTGGTTGTCAGACATTCCCGATTTTTTAAACTGTTCAACCGTTTTAGCGTAATTTGGGTTTTCAGAAACGAAGCTGGTTAGTTGCGCCACCCCTGAATCGTTTAGATTTTTCATAATTTCAATATCAGACTTGCCCAGCTCTCGCATGTCTTCTATTGTTTCTCTAAGAACTAAATCTTGATCAGAAAGCTGCTGCAACATCTCAGTATCGTTTCGAGCTGGCCCAAGCATGTAGCTGCCAGCTTTTTGCAAATTGCCAAGCAACCCAATACCGTCATCACCTTTGAAAAGTAATTCCTTGGCAGTGCCAAAGAAACCCTCACCCGGCAGGCTTCCAAGCCCAGACTTTAAAGAAGCAAGTTTTGCACCAAAGCCTTGATTGGCAAAATTTGCGGCTGAGCCAGAAGCGGTGCCAGAAAGACTACCGATACCGCCTAAAGCCTTGCCTGCGCCATAGCCACCAAGCGCACCACTTATAGCGCCCTTCAAGCCCTTGCCGCCAACCACGTTGGTTGCAGCGCCGATAGCGCCAGCGACTAGAGGCCCAACACCGGGTATGAAGTTAGCCAGTGGGCCAGCTACAGGCGCTATCTTCTTTGCAAACTTCTTGATGCTCTTGCCAAGCTTCTTGAAAAAGCCAAACTCTTCCAAGCCAGTAATCGGGTTCAGGCTTGCAATACCCATAGCCACAACGTGACGCTCAGGGTCGATGTCCAGCTCGTTGAATCTATTCTCTACTGCGGCTTCAAACTGAGCGTCATCAAACATCTCAGGGGGAAGCACAACCTCGCCGGGTCGTAAGTGAGCCAACACCGTGTCATCGCCGCGACCTTCGGCTGCAAGCATTTGCGCTTGCTCGGCCATAGGAGCGTTGGCTGCATCGCCCATGCGCTCATACATCTCTTGCTCAACGGGATCTTCTGCCATGCCCTGTTGCATCATCAGCTCGTTTAGAGCCATCTCAAGACCAGCATTTGAGTTCTGTTGCATCTCAGGCGCAGCTTCAGCCATTGCCATCTCAGGCATAGCCATTTCAGGCATCGGCTCTACCATCCCGCCCTCAGCCATTTGAACAGGCATGTCACCGCCAATGAGGTTTTGAATTCGACTCTGAAGCATTGCATCCATTACGGTGTACTCACTGTTACAGACCCTAAGCCAAAGGTGGCGGACTGGCCTGTTGGGTAGGTTTGATGGCTATACAAGTCCCTAAACGTAGTGCCATCAAACGCCTGATGTATCTCTGTCGTAGTATTGAAGATAATAGCACCTGTTGCAAACTGAAGCGTACTGATTTCAGTTGCGTTGAAGTGCGGAGATATTGTGATGTCTACGCTTCCAAGGTTCAGCTCAAGCACACGAACCAATCGGTTAAACGTGCCAGACTCGACCTTGTCGCCTTGGGCGGAAGGAAGCCTTGTTTCCAAAAGGCGGCTCATCTAGCGCCTGCCGCTTTGCTGAAGGTCTAGCCTTGTGGCACCAAGCCTCCACTTATAACCAACCTGATCGCCGCTTGATGCGTCATCATCAGACTCAAACCGCAACACCACCTGACGCGCTCGGCTTCTCAGGCTGTTGAACGTAGAGCTTTCAGTCACCTGAGTAGTGGAGTCAGTGGTCAAAGACTGGCCGGGGAAGTCTCGACGCTTCAACACGATATTCATAGCGGGGGTGTTGCTGACGGTGGCGTCTTTGATAAACGCAACGTCAGGGATCATTCGTTTCACGAAAGCAAAGTTTTCGCCGTCAGATATGTCAATGTCCGCTGACTCAATGAAAACACCAGTCATGGGCTGGTTGTAATCATCAAACCCAGTCTCGTGGTTGAATATGCAGTTCTCGCTACTCGTTAAACCAGCCGCCATAGGCTGATCTTCAATGCCAGCATCGATCCACGAGTATCGAATCAAAGACCCGACAGACCATGTGTTCTCTTCGTAGTTGTAGATAACGTATCGGCTTATCTCGCCAGTGCCATCTGTAAGGCTTGGGTAGAAGAACCACATCTCTCCAAACTCTGAGTTCAGCCCCATAAAACACTTGAACGCCTGACCAAGATCGAGGTCTTCAAAGACATACTCTTGCACGGTGCAAGGAAGCTTCTGAACAGCTCCGTTGTAGAAGTAGAACCCTGTCTTGCTTGCGTAGTACACGCCGTTTGGCGCGTTTACAGCGGCCTTGGGGCCAACAATACCAGCGCCTTCGTTGACTAGGTTTATTGCAAAGGTAAGCGGAGGCCCGATAAAGCTCATCGAATACAGGCTGGTGTCTGTCCAGATCAGTATTTCTTGGCGCGACTTCATGCCACCAACAATAAACGACCCGCTAGACAGCCTTACAGAGCCTGCGCTATTGGTTGCCAATGGCTCAAACTGCAAATCATCTTCAGACGCACTAAACGCCACAAGCATTGGGTCGATAGCGCCAGAGCGAGCATTGTTCACTATTGGGTCAGCTCCAAGCACAATGAGGTGCCTGTCGGTTTCGGAGGTTATGACCTGCAAACCAAGGGTTGGGACTAAGTTTGCGCCCGTGATGCCTGAAAGCAAAACTGCTGGCTCTGAAGTCCCGCCATTCTCAAGCCATCTAAAGATGCCTGCGCCACGCGGGTTGATAATAAGGTTCTCGCCAAAGTTGTCATGAGTCCAAAGCCTGAGCTGGTTTACTGCGCTAATGGCTGATGCAGATCCGTACCCACCAGCGCCCCAAGTGCCAAGACCCCAGCCAGACCCTTGAACGTAGGTGTCTAGCCCAACATTTATCTGATACGAGCCGTCAACGCCTGATCCGCCATTGCCCGTGTCAGACGAGTTGGCTGTGACAGTTGCGCCGTCCGTGTCTTTTGCGGTGATGGTGTAGGTGTTTGTGCCAGTCACCAGCAGTATTTGATATTCTTGATTTAAAACATCAGCCGTGATCAACCCACCAAGGCTAACCGCGCCTGAAAAAGTAACAAAGTCGTTGGTTACAGACCCGTTGCTTGAGTCCGTAACAGTGATGGTCGATGAACCGTCAGTAGCCGCAAAGGTGATGCTGTTGGTCGAGGTCTTTCGTATCGGCGTTACGTCGTAATACCTGTCGCCTTCCTCGATGTAGTATTTAACCGTGGTGCCTAAGCCAAGGTAGCGAGTTCCCGCCAAAGATATCCAGCTATGCAGTGCGCGGCACGACCCAAGAAATGATTGAGTTCCACGCTTGTACCATCCGCCCACTTTTTCTGGGCGACCCTTTCGGAATCGAATAAGGTTTCCGTCTACCCATCCGCCTTTGGCGGCTAAGTCGGTTTCTTCTTTATTGATTCCCGGCTGAAAATCTATCCTTGATAATGGCATTTGGCAT